GGTAGACATACGCCCCAAAGGAACAGGCTTTAGGTTCAGCAACGCGGAGTTGGCCGACTACTTGCGCCAGTTCGGGAGTAAGCACGCTGGGGAGCGTCGGGTTCCGGACGAGCTTATGCTCGGTACGCGGGAGATGATAGAGACATTTGTTGCGGCATACACTGCCGGGGATGGGCATTTACGCCCCCCTCGTTGTGCTTCGGGGTACGAAGAGCATACGATATGGTTTAATAACCGTGAGATTGCTGGGCAGTTTCAGGACTTAGGGCAGAAACTTGGTTGGGGGTCTGCGCTTCGTAGACAAAAAGGAGGGGAGGCTACTTTTGCTGATGGGCGCAAGGTGATGTGCCAAGGCGGGTATGTCGTACAGTTCAAAAAGAATTGGGAGCGGGTTGAGCTACGACCATCTCAGTTCTCTAGGGTTCCTTATAACGGGAAGATATACTGCCTTAATGTCCCACACCATACGCTGTGTGTGCGGAGGAAGGGCAAAGTGAGTTGGAATGGTAATACCCCGGCAGCGGCGTTTACGCAGATTACCCCCTCCGGCACACTTAATGTTATGTCAGAAATAACCTCAGAAAATATGGGGATAAAGACATTCATAGAGGAGTTACTACTCCCGCACATTGCGAAATATTACCAAGGTTGTGAGTTGGTGTATGCCCCTGACCCAGCTGGTTGGCAACGCAGTCAGGTCAACGAGGAGAGCCCTGTGGATGTAATGCGTAAGTTTGGGTTTAAGATAAAGAAACCGAACACGAATAACCCGCTGATGCGGATTGAGGCGGTAGAGGCGTTCCTTACCACAGACATTGATGGGAAAGCGGGGTTTCAGCTTTACGACAGGCGTTGTCCTGTGTTAGCCGAGGGGTTCCGTGGGCGATATAGATGGAAAGAGAACCGCAGTGGTGACTTGGCATCGGCGGGGCGGCAGCCGCAGATAGTTAAGGATTTTGTGTCTCATGTACACGATGCACTCCAATATGCGTGCGTTATCCAGAAACAGAATTTAGGGCTTAGCTTGGATGAACGCCTAGAAGCTGATACACTACCTATCGTGACATTCGAGCCATTAGATGATTTAGTAGGGTATTAACATGTCAGAAGAGATGACGGAAGAGGCGAAGTTGCAGCAACAGGAGCGACTGCTCATGTTCGAGAAGCAGGTTGCTAAGTGGCGACAAGAGGCAGTGGACGGTCGCCGGTCCTCCGGGTTAGAGCGTATGTGGAGCGAAGACCAAGATGCGTACGAGGGGGTTGATGAAGCGACTCGGGATAGTTCGGATTATATTAAAGGGGCATCCCCTGCTGACGGGCTTCATACGCGGAGGTCCTCACGGTCTACGACACGTTCCAAGGTGGTGATGAACATCACGCGCCCTTATGTGGATGTGGCCTCTGCTCGAGTTGCGGATATGTTGCTTCCTACCAGAGAGCGGAATTTCTTAATCAAACCTACACCGATTCCGGATTTGAATAAATTAGCGACGGGGGAAGCTGACCCGACACTTGTAGATGCTGGCGTAGACCCACAAGAGGCTAAAGCTTTCGCGCAGAAGAAACTCACTGAGGCAAAGCAGAAGGCTGACGCAGCACAACAGCAGATTGACGATTGGTTGGTTGAGACCCGGTGGAATACTGAAGTATCTAAGGTTATCGAAGACTCTTCCCGTTTGGGTGTCGGCGTGTTATGTGGTCCGGTCCCCACTAAAATCAAACACACGAAGGTGACTCGTGCAGATGGCACGGTCAAACTTGTTTATGAGGAAGTGCTTCAGCCGGGGTCACGCCGTGTAGACCCGTGGAACTTTTTCCCAGACCCCGCTTGCGGGGAAGATGTCCATAATGGGCGGTATGTATTTGAACGTACCTACATGACTAAACGACAACTGGCTGACCTTGTCGGGTTGCCGGGCTATAAAGAGGGCGCAATACGGAAAGCCCTCAAAGAGGGACCCTCCAAAATAGTTGCCGATGGGTACAAACGACAAGAAGATATACAGGACTCAGAGCGTTATGAGGTGTGGACATTCCACGGTGTTGTCGGGCGTGATGATTTGGAGTTGCAAGGGGTTGAGGCCGAGTTGTTAGACGAACTCGGTACGGAGTTAGTACCTGCAATCCTAGTGTCCGTGAATGACCGCGTGATTAAGGCAGCGTTGAATCCGTTGGATACGGGTGAGTTCCCGTATGACGTTTTTGTGTGGCAGCGGATTCAGGGTAGTTGGGCAGGGAAGGGCATAGCCCGACAACTGCGTAGTTCACAACGGATTATCAATGCGGCGACGCGTAATATGATGGATAATGCGGCACTGTCGTCTGGACCACAAATTGTTATTAACCGTAAAGGCATTACACCGGCAGACAAAACATGGGAGTTAACCCCACGGAAAATATGGTTTGCGACAGACGAGTTAGGGACAGGTCAGGTTTCTGCAGGGATTAACGCCATCAACATACCGGCGTTGCAGAATGAGCTCCAGTCTATTATTCAGTACGCACTTAAAATGGCGGAGGATGTTACAGGTATCCCCCTTATTTTACAAGGACAACAAGGGTCTGCTCCTGAGACAGTTGGTGGTATGCAGTTGCTACATAGCAACGCGAACACTGTACTGCGTCGGTTAGCACGTAATTTCGATGACCAGATAGTTATACCCCACATCAAACGATACTATCACTGGTTATTAGTGTATTCCGATAACGAGAAGGCGAAAGGTGATTTTGCGATTGAGGCGTTAGGGTCTACAGCACTGGTCGAGAAGGATGTGGAAGCGCAAGCGTTAGTGCAACTTAGTCAGTTTGCGATGGATCCGCGGTACGGTGTAAAACCACGAGAGTGGTTCCGGGAGATGATTAAGACGCAAGGTCTAGACCCCGATAAGTTCATGATGCCGGATGACGAGTTTGCGAAGCAGCAGGAAGCGATGCAACAGCAACCGCAGACGCCCCCACAAGTTATGGCGGCACAGATTCGTTCACAGGCGGATATGCAGAAAGAGCAGATGCGTTTGCAGCTTGAGGCGGAGAAACTACGCATTCAAGACGAGAACCAGAAACTACGCATTCGCACTGACCAAGACCGTGATACGGCGTATGTTACTTCTCAGATGCGTCGCGATGAGGCAACATATACGGCGAAGCTTGAAGAGCTTAAACTTAAACGCGAACTGGCTATGTTGGATTATGCGATGCAGCATAAGATTACCGTCGAGGAGTTGCAGGCGCAGATGGCACGTGATGCTATGAAGTTGAAGGTCCAGACCGAGTTAGCACAAAACCATACTCCGGGTCAGGTTATTAAGCCTCCGGTAGAGCCTCCGGGTAAGGCTCCAGCGGGCGAAGCGTACCAGAAATAACCCAATGAAGAGGTTGACAGATGGATGATATAGTTTTAACATTCGAGGAAACAGGGTCTTTCGTATGGAAGAAAGTCATGGCGAAGATTGAAGAGCGGCAGGCATCCTTGTTGGCGGCTCTCCAAGAAGACCTCCCCCATGACCACACACAAAAGATACGAGGGGCTTTGCGTGAATTGAATATTTTGGCCGGCATCGCCTATAAAGCGGACGATGACCTGCCACAATGACAGGGACCGAATAATCGCTCCCAGAACGGAGGAAGTTAAGGTGGATAACGGAGTTAGCCAACCAGAGGACGATAGACAGCAACAGGTAGATTTCGAGGCTGCTTTCACTGCGACATCGGAGGGGACGGAAGTTCCTACAGAACCCACTGTACAGGATGAGTCACAGAAGACCGTGGCACAAGCGTCCGCCCCAGGGGAAACCCTTGAGCAGACAACGGGGACAGAGACGGGGTCTGAGGAAGAACCCCATGCAACTGCAGAAGCAGAAGCAGATGATTTCTCCATCCCGCTTGATGCGTTGGATGAGGAGACCATGAAATCCCTGCTTGCTCGGAGTGCTGAGGTTGATGACTTAAAAGATGCCATCGGTAAGCAGTCACAAGAGTTGCGACGGGCTTACGGGAAAATCGGAGAGCTCAACGCGCATGTCAAGAAGTTAATGGCGGCACCGACCCAACAGGGGCTGAACCAAGTAGAGTTGCGGTTATCTCGGCTTGAGGAGGAATACCCTGATATTGCGGAGTTGCTACGTGAAGACTTGAGTGCGTCGTTACTGGGGGCACAACAACAGGTTGACGGTACGGAACCTACACCCCCAGAGCAGATGACGACAACGCCGATGACGGGGATGCCAGATACAACGCCTGTGCCCCCACAGGAAGCTTCGGTATTCGATGATGCTCCGCAGGTTGACCCTACAGAGCAGCTTCGTATGGAGTACGAATCTAAGCTATTGGCGATGCGTCATCCTGATTGGCAGACTATTGCACAATCCCCTGACTTTAGTATTTGGCTGGCTGGACAGCCGCAGGAGGTGCAACAACTTGCACGAGACTCATGGTCTGCAGATGCCGTCAGCATTGTGCTAGACGCATATAAGGAATCAGTTCAAGCAGCGCGGGAGCGTGTAGCGGAACGAGCGAATAAACGACTTGAGTCGGCAGTCGCTCCAACGACTACAACTTCTGCGACTCCACCGGCTCCTAGCGAGGTGGACGACTTCTTGAGCGGGTTCAAATCCGTAATGGGAAATCGAATATAAAGGAAATAGATTATGGCTATTCAAACATACGCAACACAAGCCCCTCGTATTGGGAAACTAAAAGGCGAAATTCTCGCTCATGCTATTCCTGTGGAAGTACTAGGGATTACTGGGCAGCAGAAAGACATGCCCAAAAACAACTCGGATACCGTAGTGTTCCGTCGTTATTTACCATACGGGGGTAACGATAACCGCTGGGTAGATTCCAGTAATGTAGGTACTTTCGCTTCTAGTCACCAGACTACTGAGGGTACTACACCTACGGCAGACACATTGGCGGCGGTTGATGTGACGGCTAACTTACAGCAGTACGCTGTTTTATACGCAGTAACTGACCGACTGGTTGATTTGTACGAGGATGATGTCCCATCCGAGATGAAGCGGCAGACCGGTGAGCGTATCGGACTCGTTCGCGAGATGGTACGTTTCGGGGCGTTGAAAGCAGCGACTAATGTCTTCTACGCTGGAGGCTCTTCTCGTGCTACGGTTTCAGCTACGGTTAGCCTTTCGCTATTACGCAAAGTAGCTCGTACCCTACAAGCTAACCACGCGAAGCAGATTACTAACATTTTGGCCCCTAGCCCCAACATCGGGACTAGCCCAGTGGAAGCTAGTTACCTAGTGTTCTGTCATAGTGACTTAGAGCCGGCAATTCGTGATTTACGGGGTTATATTGGGGTGCATGAATACGGGTCTCGCAAGCCTATCCACCCACAGGAGTTAGGTTCCGTCGAGCGTTTCCGTTTCATTATTTCCCCAGAGCTAGCCCAGTATGCAGATGCAGGTGCCACTACCACAACCGCTCCCGGTTTTGAGTCTACCTCCGGTACTAACATTGATGTATTCCCAATTATTGTGGTTGGGGAAGATGCATGGGGGCAGGTAGCGCTTCGTGGTATGAGCTCTCTCGATGTTACTTATATCCCACCGGGTAGTAAGGATACTAACGACCCATTAGGGCAACGAGGGTACATCGGTGCGAAGACTTACTTCACCTCCCTCATTCTTAACCAAGGATGGATGGCAGTTGTTGAAGCTGGGGCCCCGGCATTATAAAATAAACACCTATAGCCCCTTCGGGGGCTTTCTTTTATTGAGGAGAGACTAATGGCTGAAAAGAAAGCACCAACCCGTAGCCGAACGACTAAGAAAGAAGTTGACGTTGTTACGGAAAACCTAACGGAGACTGAAGAGTCTCATGATATTTCGGCTTCTGGCGATATTAAGCGGGAAGCCAAAGTTATTGAGCCTGTAGACGCGGACATTAAGTCTGACCATGCACAGAAACTCATTTTTATGGAAGAGATGGTGACTATCCATCTTCATGACCCACAAGACAACAACCCCGAACCTATCGTTCCAGTGGGCGTAAACGGTCGGGTTAAGTATCTACAACGCGGGGTACAACACACACTCCCGCGTAAGTATTTAGAGGTGTTAGCACGTGCTCGCCGAACAAACTACCGTACTATGGATAGTACTACCCCTGATGGCGGTCGCACTACTGTGCTTCGTGCTACTACTGTTCTGCAGTACCCATTTACCGTGATTGAGGATAAGAACCCTAAGGGCGAACCTTGGTTGCGTGCTATTATGAACGAAAAGGTATAACATGGATTACCTCGAACTTACACGCCGCTTGGCTCGTGAAGTAGGGGCTTCGGGGCGTATTCAGACCTTACAAGGCACGGAAGGTGAGTTTCGCCGCCTCGCAGACTGGGTTAATGAATCATGGGTTGAACTCCAAATGGTTCGTGATACTTGGAAGTGGCGTGTAGGGGAGTTCGAGGTCCCGATGACTGTTGGACAACGTGTAGTTGATACTAGTAGTTATCCTGATTTCTATCGTGTTTTACCCAATCAGTTTTTTGGGAAACTTGATTCCGCCACTAATTGGGCTGTGTTAGCATTCGTTTCTTTCCGTGACTGGCAGGACCTAGTTCGTACGCGCCCGCCACAAGAGGGGGTGCCTGTTTATTATACGGAGCGGTCGGATTTAGTTATCGAGGTGGACCCAATCCCTAGCGTGCCATATTCTGTGCGAGGGCTTTACACGAAGCGCCCTCAATTCTTGGTGGATGATTTCGACGTTCCTAGCTTACCGGAAGAGTACCACATGGCAATCGTTTATAAGGCGATGATGTTGTACGGCGGGTATGAGAGCGCTCCTGAGATTTATCAGTCTGGGGAGGCAGGGTTTAACCGTATTTATCAGATGCTGGTAAATACGGACATACCAGATGTTCATTTAGGCACGGAGTTAGCGTAATGTCACTACGCGGAGTGAGCCCACAAATCGATGTGATTCCTGCGTCAGGTGGGCTGAACTTGACGGCTGCTCCGAACGCTATTATCCCCGGACAGTTGTTGGCTTCGACGAACTTTGTTTCTTTGCAGAGCGGCGGGTATCGGCGTATAGATGGGTACGAACGGTATGACGGTACTGCGGCACCTTCGGAAGCCACATATACGACCCTTGTTTTGGATGCAGTTAGTGGAGCAAATGATGGTGATGTGCTTACTTTAGGGACCTCGACATATCGTGTGTTAGGGTCCGATGGAGCGGAGCTTTTCGTTTATCTCTTACCTACCACTGCTGTAGCAACGGGTGATACCGTTTCCGTTAATGGGGCTACATACACAGTGCAGGAGGTTACGGCGGCGGGTGCAGAGCGCCCCGATGTAGCCGCTGTTATCCAAGAGCGAGCAGCCAATATTAGGCGTGCGGCTATTACAGCCCCTCCCGGTACGGGGGCGGTATTAGGTGTTTTGGGGGCTCCGCTCGGTGAAGTAGTCGCGTTTCGAGCGGATACCTCCGGGGCGGTAAAAGCCTATTATTCTTCCCCCGCAGGCTGGCTTCCTGTGACGATGAGTACGCAACTAGCATTCGATACGGGTACTACCAAGATAAATACCGGAGATACAATTACGGGGGTTACTTCCGGAGCGACTGCAACGGTCGAAGAGGTTTTGCTCACTTCTGGGTCGTTTACTACTACATTACCTGCTTCCGGCGAGTTGGTACTAACTGCGGTGTCGGGAACTTTTTCTACTGGTGAGAACTTGCAGGTCAATGCAGTTACCGTAGCCAAGGCTTCCGGGTCACAACGCACTGTATCCCCGCCCGCTACGATGGATTTAGCTTCTACCATTTTTAACTTCTACGGCGGAGCGGAGAAGGAAGCCGTTTATTTTATAGACCGAGCGTCTGCTACTATTTACCGATACTACAATAAGACCCTCACTAGCGTCACTACGACGCTACCTACGGGGGTGTATTTAACCCACATCATGGCATACAAATCGCGTTTGTATGTTACTGCAGGAGCATCAGTAATGATTTCCGCCCCGGGAGACCCGTTCCTCTATGATGCAACCGTGGGGGCGACAGAGCTTGCAGTTGGGGCGGAGATAACAAATATTATTGCGGAGCGCGGGTCAGCTACGGCATCGGCGTTAGTTATCACCACAACACACTCCATCCACATTCTTTATGGGAATGACGAGACTGATTGGCAACTCCAAGCCTTGTCTTATGATATAGGAGCTATTCGTGATACCGCGGCCGCAGTTAACGGGGATGTTATTTTCGCCTCAGATGCAGGGATTTATACGGTTACGGCAGTGCAACGTTATGGGAACTTTGCGGTAAACTCCGCGTCACAAGCTATAACTCCCCTATACAACGAACTGAAACCCGGGTTCATACGCGCCCTCACACGTGCGGCGGATAGTGAGTATCGCATTTATTGTGCTGATGGTCGTGTCTTAGTGGCTACACAGGTAGCCTCCATCACCGCAACTGGTAATACTATCAAGGCGTTAGAGTTCTCGGTTATGTCATATAAGGATTATGACACGGAATCGTTCGAATATCACGGGGTGACTAAGACGATTGATGCTGCAGGCAACGAGCGGATTTTCATGGCTGGTGCAGCGTATGTATACGAGGGTGATAAAGGTACGTCTTTTGATGGGGCTCCTATATTCGCTACATTTATCACCGCGTTTGTGAATAACCGTCGGCTATCTCAGCGGAAGCGGTATAAGCGTTTGGTCGTGGCGGCGGTTTCTGAGGGGTATTCAGAGACTTATTTGCAGTATGATGTTTCCCCGACGGGGTACGACGGAGCCGCAGGGCTAAGTTCTATACTCGCGTTATACCCGGAGGGTACTTGGTTTGATTCCGCTTCGTGGTCCGGGTTTGTCTGGAGTGCGAGTGCTATCCCCGAATTACGTATAGATACTCCCGGAACAGGGAAGGCTATTTCGCTAGGGATTCGTTCGCAGTCTTCTAAATCTAACGCGTTCGTAGTACAATCATTCACATTACAGTATACTCCCGGGAGGTTAGAGCGATAATGGCGAATAAATACTTTACCCCATCAGGCGAACCCGTTGATTTATCTCGTGCACGTGCGTTGACGCTCCGTGCTGAGTTTTCTTCGGTGGAACAGGCATTCGCCAAAACACAAGTGGATACCGACCGAGCGATTACGTTACCTGAGGGGGAAGTGGTAGAGGTACCAGACACTCCAGCAGACCGCGCACACGGTGTGTTCGCGTTCGATGCTTCTGGGGCCTTAGTATTGCTAGGGAAAGCAACGGACGTAACTCGGAAAGGTCAGATATTAGGTTGGGATGCATCCACGGGGGATTTGCGGTATTGGGATTATGCGTCCACTATCACATCGCCGGTTAATGCGGCAGCTAACAGTGCGACTGCTGCGGCTACTTCGGAGACTAATGCAGCTAACAGTGCGACTGCCGCGGCTACGAGCGAACAAACGGCGGCACAATGGCGAGATGTTGCGAGGTTGTGGGCGGAATCACCATATGATACACCAGTAATCACCGGAGAGTATTCAGCAAAGCATTGGTCTGGGCAAGCACGTAAGTGGTCAGAAACTCCTGAGAATGTAGAGG